AAAAAGACCAGAGAATACGGTTTTGATATTATGAATCATCCCAACTGGTTTGATGCGTCATGTATACCTTGGTTGTCCTATGATTCCATGCATCTTGAACTGCCCGACGTTCATATGTTTTTTACGCCGGTCGTCAACTGGGGAAAATACAAGGAAGAAAACAGCAGACTTGTCATGCCTGTTACTGTCCGTCTGAATCATGCGATTGCTGATGGTTATCTGGTGGCAAACGTATTTAGGCTCTTAGAACAGGAGATTGGGGGATTCGTAGAGCTTTAATCGACAAATTTCAGTTTAGATAAGCAAGCGGCCTCCGGCGATGAACCGGGAGCCGCTATTTTGATGTCAGTCTTTTTTATAAAAAGTGGTTTCGTATCCGTCTGCCCGGAGTAAGATGTTCGGCATCCAGTCGGGAGACCTTCCCATCTGTTCACAGACTGCTTTGAGGTCAATGCGTGGATCGCATTCGATAATTAGCTCATCATGGACGTGCCCGACGATGAAACAATGCCGGAGAGTCTTCATAGCATAGCAGAGTATGTCGCGGCTGATGGCCTGGACGATATTCTCCACGAATTTTGGTCCGTAGGATTCGATGCGTTCCCACTTCTTTGTGGAACCGACACCTTCATAGGTGACGGATTCTCCACCGAATTGATTGACACCGATGCGGGGCTTCACATAAGAGAGCCGGCGGCCTGAAGGAAGCTGTATGAAGAGCATACCGCTTTTGTAAAAGAACTTGATACCGCGTACTTCCGTAGGGATCCGTTTGGTGATCGCTGTTTTGACGGCACGGTCAACATCCCACCAAAAGGCTGTGATCATAGGATTGGAGCTGCGCCAGGCATTTACAAGGGGCTGAAGGTCTTCTTCCGGAAGTCCCATTTCGAGAGCGCCCATTGAGATCAGGGCACCGACGGAACCGCCATATCCGAGGGCGAGTTCTGCAATCTTGCCTTTCTGCCTGAGGTGGCTGTTGACACCGTGCTTTTCCACGGGCACGCCGAACATCTGCGAAGCTGAGGCACAGTAGATGTCTTTTCCTTCTGCGAATACTTTGGAGCGCCAGGTCTCACCGGCGAGGTATGCAAGGACTCTGGCTTCAATAGCCGAAAAGTCGCTGACAATGAATTTATATCCAGGACGGGGAACGAAGGCTGTTCTGATCAGTTCCGATAAGACTGAAGGAACCGAACCATAAAGAAGATCCAGCATCTCATAGTCTCCGTCAATCACATACTGTCTGGCCTGCTCCAAGTCCGGGAGATGATTCTGCGGAAGGTTCTGCAACTGAATCAGGCGTCCGGCCCATCTGCCGGAACGGTTTGCGCCGTAGAACTGGAACATGCCGTGAGCACGTCCGTCTCTGCAGACGGCGTTCTGCATTGCCTGATATTTCTTCACGCTGCTTTTGGCGAGCTGCTGACGGAGGATGAGGGCATCCTGTACTGTCTGTTCATTCGTAGTTTTGATAAGTTCTTTCACGGCTTTCTTATCCAGGGATTCTGTTTCCACTCCGTTATCGCAGAGCCATTCTTTCATCTGTTGCACGCTATTCGGGTTATCGAGATTGGTGATATCCTGCATGGCGGCGGTCAGTTCTTCGCGGGAGCGTTCATCGAAGGCGATGGCGTTTTCCACCACGGTCATATTGAGGGCAATGCCTCTGTCATTGATTTCCTGATCGAGATGATATTCATCCCATATCTGTTCCGGGACGGGATATTTTGCAAGACGTTTCTTTATTGCCATTTCCACTTCCACGTCCCGGCGGTTGTATCCTTTGAAGCGGATCCATTTTTCGCTGTCATGCTGGGGAAGGTTCCGGGTGCGTCCGCCGTTTGCCTTGGTAGGCTTGCACGGGGTACAGAAATACCGGATTAGGTCTTTGCCTTCCTTCAGCTTCTGATCCCGCAATTTCAGGACGGCGCCTACGCCTTCCAGAGAGAGGGGAAGTCCCATGTATGCGGACCATATCATGGTGCACCTCCAGGCTGAAGGATCCAGATATTTTGAAGCCGGGTCTTCCGGTATGCTGTATCCGTAGAAGTGTTCCGGACGGTGTCGCTTCAACCAGTTGGAAAGACAGATGCGCTCAAAAGAGGCGTTGAAAGCCCACTTTGTTACATTATCGTCAGATAGTGCTGCAAGGATCTCTTCCGGGACGGTATCGCCACAGGCAAGGTCATATACCTTGACCGGCTCACCGTCCACGGAAACACCGAAGAGCAGTATCTCAAAATTATCAGACTCAGCGTACTTATATGCACCGCATTTGGAGATATCAACGTCGCTGTAAGTCTCCAGGTCGATTGACAATTCTTTCATTGGTTTTCCTTTCTGTTAGAGGCTGAGGATATACGCTCTGTCGGTCAGCCTTTCTTCAGGTGCTACTTGGGTTTCATTGATCTCCTTAACCATTGCGGAAAGCTCTTCCAGATTGAACCGGCTGTCGTAAGGCGCGATCATCATTTCATGGATCGATGACGGGATGACGAAGAGCATATTGGTGTCGTAAGACTGGGTAAAAGCTCTTAGTGCTTTCCGATTCAGGATGCAGGCAGCGCCCTTATATTTCTGCGAGTTCGTTATCACGTGGAATTTTGCCTCTGCGTCCATTGAACTGTCATACGGAGTCTCCATCATATCTGCCATAACTTTTCCGAGACTGACAATCTGCGTATCATTGCAGAGGTGTTCAATAGCTATATTCCATGCCAGAACTTCATCGATGCAGACATTGGATAAAAGGGCAGGTGTTACCTTGATGGAATAGCAGCCGTCCTCAGAACTTCCTCCGCTTAAGATCAGATACTGTTCCATGCCTTCCAGATCACAGGGGCGCTTGACCAGGTCTTCATCGGAGGTCTTCTGCAGCCCGATTGTGATATGATCCAGAATCCATTCCGGGTCATTCAGATCGTCTATGATGATCTGGGCACCGAATTCCTTGTTGGACTCATAAATATCTATGACTGTATCTACAGCGTCCTTCAGGCTGGATGAGTCGCGGATGATCTTTTCGGTGTAGATAACCGGGCAGATGGCAGGTTTATCCTGAATGAGGATCCCCTTGAAAATAACGCCGTTCTTAGTGACGTCGTGGCCTTCTGCAGCATATCCTCTTTCGATTAAAACATTGATAATATCGTCTCTATTCATGGTGAGCCTCCTGTCTTTCCTGCTTCATGTGAAGAAGGTTGTAATTGATGTCTTTGAGGGATTTGCGGTCGAGTTCTTCCCATACCGGTTCGTTCGGGTCGTCAGGGTTCATATGATTGATAACCGGATGACCACACCAGCTGCAGTTCTGAAGAGACTCCACATATTCCTGAAGCATCCGATATTCATTCCAGATGATGATTCCCGGACACCCGAGGGAGAGAAGCTTAATGCAGCGCTCATTCCTCATATGGACGTTTCTAAGGAAAAAGAGGATGTCATACAGGGTATCGTAATCATCGATATCCATGATGATGTCGTCAATATCGATGCTTGTGATGGATACATCCGGAAGCCCGATGGACTGACGGTAATAGCAGACTGCTTCCGAGCCGTGAAGATAGAACTTTGGCAGGCTTACCTTGCCGTTATTGTTTGCCCTGATAAACCTGAAGCCGTCCTTATCCGGGACAAGGAACTTGCGGTTGGATAAAAGGTCAAGGGCAATCTCACGCTGAGACAGAGTCATATCATCGAGTGAATCACGGAGCACGATAGGCTTGAAAAATATGATAGGGTTCATGGTATTCCTCCTTATTCTGAAAACAGAGCGGCAGCAATGCCGCCGCCCCTGCATGTTGGTTATCGTTTCATGGATCGTAAATCTCTGAGGATCTCATCCAGTTTGTCATTGATCTTTTCCAGATTGTCGATGCGCTTTCTCTTGTATTCCTTAGCATCGGATGACTTTTTGGATATAGCCTCCGCTGCGAAGACGATTACGACAGCGATCCCGATCATGGAGAAGAATGCTACGATATAGGTAAGTACAGTAGTCATCGATTTTCACCTCATTTCTTTGATTGTCGCAGGCAGCGGCAGTATTGCCGCCACCTGCATTGGTTGTCAGTTATCAGTCGAGGAAATCATCCTCATCGTCCGTAGCCGCGAAGTCGTCCTCAGCTCTGGACTTGCCTCCGAGGGGTTCACCGTCGCGGATCTTCTGAAGGTTATTCAGACCGCAGGCGATACCCTTGTTGCCGTTGCTGTTGAAAGCGTACAGGTTAATGGAAGCTCTGCCGTACACACCGGAATAGACTTCGGAGCGCTCAAGGATAGGATTTCTGTCAGCATCCACGATTCCAGGAGCTGTCGCACTGTTGGCGTTGATGAAGTAGGCGTTCTTGTAAGCCTCATCGTCAGGTCTTTCCAGATCTCCGTCACGGAGAGGGGTTTTGATTGCTGTAAGAGCAGGAACGGATTTGCCGTTGCCCTTCAGCTTGCTCTGACCTTCCTCATAGGCTGCCTGAATGGCTGCCTTGATCTTCTCAATGGTCTTGGTATCAGACTTCGGAATGATGAGGGAAACGCTGTACTTCGGTGCGCCTCCGTTGATGCTCTTCGGATCCCAGACATTGGCATAGGACCATCTGGTATTGACTCCGGTGATAACTTTTGTAGGGATAGATACGTTCTTTGCCATGATTTTTTCCTCCTTATTCTTCGCTAAAATCATCTTTGGCTGTATTCAGTGCCGGTCTTTTGTCTGATTCCGGCACAAGTGCTGGTTTGCCTGGCGGCTTCATGATGCAGCCGGCCAGAAGTTCGTTGAATCTTTTCTTCCCGAGAAGGGAAGTCATTGCCGTAATTCCCAGAAGCTTCTTTTCATAAGGGTCATATCCGGCATCTGCTACGATGGAAGCGACTGCGTTCTCATCGGTATATTTGCGGTTGGATTTTCCTTCTACTACTTTGAAGCCGGGGTATTCGGTGCCGCTTAAGGCTTGCTGGAGCGCATAATCCTTGACGTCATTCGCCCATGCGGTGAGGCTGTCGATCTTAGGAAGGATCTCCGCAATCTCCGCTTCATCCAGCATTGCGGGTTCCTGGAAGTCGAAGGCTGCAAGCTCCATGTTGTACTCAGCCCTCTTACGGCAGGTTGCCTTGACCTTGCAGAACTGGCAGTGATCCCCGGCGTGAAATTCTCCTTCGCCGTTGTAGGCAAGCTCTGCGGTCGGTTTCAGGAAGTTCTCCGCCCAATCAAGCAGGTCGCTCTTGCTGATGATGAAGGTACTGATGTTATCCCTGCGTGGTTGGAAGATTGTCATTTCTATGGATTCGATGTCATAGATACCGTCGTAGGTGTCCAGGGCTCCGAGGGCGTAACACATCATCTGCGGATTGTTTTCAGCTTCCACCAAGATTCCGAGACCATATTTGAAATCTATGATCTGAAGGACTTTGTCCGCGATGATGAGGCAGTCACCGGTTCCGAAGCCGTCCGGTACCCACTTGGAGAAGTCCAGTCTCTGCTCTACGAGTACCTGTGGGTCGCTGCAAAGCTCCTTGGCTTTTTCGTACTGTTCTAAAACATAAGAACAGTATTCATCGGTGCAGTCGTCCATTTCGGTATCGAAGAAATCCAGGTTCTCCGTCGGGTCTTTTACATCCTGGCCTAACGCATGAAGAACTTTGTACTCACACAGCTCATGGGCATCGGTGCCTTGCTGGGCGTATGGAGAAGCTTCATCATTGATCTCCGCACAAAGCTTTGCCGAGGGCGGGCATGAGAGCCACCTGTGGGAAGCTGAGGCGGAGAGATATGCGTGTCTAGGCATCTTTCAGTCCCTCCACTTCTTTTACAAGGTCGGAATAGCTTTCTGCCGGTACATTGGTGAGGCTTCCGCCGTCCGCGTATTTCTTCACGATGGCTTTCACCTGAGCCTTGAACTGACCGCCGGCTTCATTTGCCTTGGCTGCCAGGATGGCCCTGACATCTTCCTTGGAGTAGGAAGGCGTTTTCGGTTCCGGAGCTTTTGCTTCCTTCTTCGCCGGCTTTTCCTTCTTTACAGGTTCTGTCTCTGCTTCACCGCTGAAGCATTCCTTAATGGCATTTGCGGTCTGGATCATCTTTTCACCGCAGGCGATGAGATCATCCAAGACCTGTGACAATTCGCTCATTTTGCTCATGTTGTCATTCTCCTTATCTTTCATATTTGTTTATCAAGGTTCATATCTTTATCTGCTTTGCCGCCTCCGTTGTTACCGGGGCGGCTTAATCAATAGTTCTGTCGTTCATCGTTTGCACCTCCGTTTTCCTGTTCTGGTGTTCTAGGTATGAGAAAGTGCCGTTTTCCGATTTTTCCTAAAAAATATTTTTTGGAGCTAATCGGTATCTGCATCTTTCGGAGGTCTAGGTATGAGATGAGGGCGTTTTCCGATTTTCGGGCAAAAAAATTTCCGACCAGGTGACGGTCGGATTTTTCTTTATAAAAGGAAGCGTTTCTGTCTCACGCATAAAAATCTGAAAAAAATATCCGCTGAAATCGGAAAACAGCCCGGACTTTTACCTAGACCTTCGGAAAGCCAGAGATGGCTTTACTACTTCACGGAAAAGAGGTGGTCGCCTTGAGGGTCGAGAAGATGCAGCGGACAGTAACCAATTCAACAAAGAGATAACAGGAGGCAGAAATATGTTTTTTGTTTTACAGACGGCAAACGTGACTGCGGATGCGAAGAACTGCCTGTATCCGAACAGGAAAGAGATCCAGGAGGGGGATGACCTGAAGGAAGCGGTCCGGTTTGACCATGTGTGTGGCGAGTTTAAGAAGAACTACCGCAATATCAGTAACTTCCTGAAGTCGGATGTCATCGTGATGGATTGTGATAACGACCATTCCGAGGATCCGGAGGACTGGATCACTTTCGACAAGCTGGAAGAGCTTCTGGAAGATGTGGATTATGCGGCGGTGCCGAGCAGGAACCATATGAAGGAAAAAGACGGCAGGGCTGCGAGACCGAAGTTCCATGTTTACTTCCCGATCGAAGAGACGGAAGACGCAGAGCATTATGCTTCCGTCAAAAGAGCGATACAGAAGACATTTCCCTTCTTTGATGACAATGCGCTGGATGCGGCCAGGTTTATTTTCGGGTCTGATCCCGATGAGGTGGTCTGGCATGAAGGCTGGATGTCCATTGAAGAGGTAGTGGATGCGGAGACCGTGGAAGATGCTGAAGAGAATACGCCTGCCAGTTCCGGTCCAATCATGCAGGGAAGCCGCAACAATACCATGAGCCATTTTGCCGGACGTGTCCTTAAGAAATACGGGATCACGGATAAGGCGAAGGAAGCTTTTCTGGAACATGCGAAGAGATGCGACCCGCCGCTGGAGGAATCGGAGCTGAACACAATCTGGGCGAGCGCGGTGAGGTTTTATAAGAAGACCGTCGTGACACAGCCGGGATATGTTCCGCCGGATGAGTACAACGCGGAGTTCCAGTCATTGAAGCCGGATGACTATTCGGATATCGGTGAGGCGAGAGTGCTTGTGAAGGAATATGCCGGTGAACTGCTTTATACGGATGCGACGGAGTTTTTAAGCTATGACGGGGTCTGTTGGAGAGAGAACAGGCAGAAGGCGGTCGGTACCGTGGAAGAATTTCTGGATATGCAGCTTGTGGATGCCAGGGCTCAGTATTCGGCTGCAATGCAGGTGCTGATCGACGGCGGTGTTCCGGAGCAGGTTGTAAGAGCCGGCGGGAAGGCATTGGAAAAGATGATCACGCCGGATCTGGATGATGCTTACAAGGATTATCTGTCGGCGAAGGCTTATTACGCTTTTGTGATGAAGTACAGGAATTTCAAAAATATCGTAAATACGCAGAGCGCGGCGAAGCCTATGGTGGCGACGGATATCAATCTGTTTGACGCTCAGGAAAATTACCTGAACACGCCGGAAGCGACCTATGACCTGAAGAAGGGGCTGGAAGGCGTGAGAGCGCATAACTCAGCAGACCTTCTGACTAAGATCACGAATGCTTCTCCGGGTGATGAAGGAAAAGACCTGTGGGAGGATGCACTGCAGCTGTTCTTCTGCAGTGATCAGGATCTGATCGACTACGTGCAGGAAACAGTGGGGCTTGCTGCTATCGGCAAGGTTTATGAAGAAGCCCTCATCATTGCATACGGTGAAGGACGGAATGGTAAGTCCACTTTCTGGAATACGGTATCAAGGGTGCTTGGAACCTATTCCGGGGCGATATCCGCAGATGCTTTGACGGCAGGATGCAGAAGGAACGTAAAACCTGAGATTGCCGAGCTTAAGGGAAAACGTCTCATTATCGCTGCGGAGCTGGAAGAAGGGATGAGGCTGTCAACGTCCATCCTGAAGCAACTGTGTTCGACTGACCAGATCAGGGGCGAGAAGAAGTTCAAGGATCCTTTTGATTTTGTTCCGTCACATACTGTGGTGCTTTACACGAACCACCTTCCGAAAGTAAGCGCGTCAGACGACGGTACCTGGCGGAGGCTGATCGTGATCCCGTTCCACGCAAAGATCGAGGGCAGCTCAGATATCAAGAATTATTCGGATTATCTGTTTGAGCATGCGGCACCGGCCATCATGAGCTGGATCATTGAAGGCGCGAAACGTGTGATCGAGCACGACCACAAGACGACCAAGCCGAAGGTGGTGCAGGACGCCATTGCGGCATACCGCGGAATGAATGACTGGATGGGTATTTTCCTGGATGAATGCTGTGAAGTCGGTGACGGCCTGGAGTATAAGTCCGGGGAGCTTTATGAAGAGTTTCGTGCATACTGCCTGAGAACCGGAGAGTATCAGCGTACCAGCGCGGATTTTGTTTTGGAGCTGGAAAAGAGAGGTTTTTCCCGCAAAAAGAAGAAATCCGGTATGTGGGTGCAGGGGTTGCAGGTCAAAGACACAGACTTTGCTTAATTGTTTTAGCTAAAAGGTGCAGGGGTTGCAGGACTAATACCTATATCGCGTATAGAGAATTTTTCAGTCAAAAAATCCCTTATAGGAAGAATAGGAAATGTTCTGCACCCCCTGCACCCTGGAATTCGATTGATGGAGGAATCGCAATGAACTTTTATACATGGATGATGAAAAAGCACATAAACACGAAGGCACCGGTGGGCGACCTTGCGAGAGACATGAAAGAAGACAGGGAATTTCCGCGTGACGGAAATAAGGAATCCGTCCGCAGATACCTTGAAAGCTGTGGAGCCTGCAGCGGATGTATGGATGCTTTTGAAAGAGCATGGAAGAAATATGAGAGAGAAGCATGTGGAGCAGAAACTGGTTCGGGCTGTAAAGGTCAGAGGCGGAATCTGTCCAAAGTTCGTGTCACCGGGATTTGACGGAATGCCGGATCGGATCGTGCTTCTGCCTGGAAGACATTTCGGATTTGTGGAGGTCAAGGCACCCGGCGAGGTGCCAAGGCCTCTGCAGGTATCCAGACACAGGCTCATGAAGAAACTGGGCTTTCAGGTGTACGTACTTGATGATCCGGAGAAAATCGGAGGGATTTTAGATGAGATACAAGCCACATGAATATCAGAAATATGCGATCGAGTTCATAAAGAAGAATCCGATTGCCGCAATACTGCTTGATATGGGCATGGGTAAGACGAGCATTGTATTATCCGCCCTGAATGAGCTGATGTATGACAGTTTTGAGGTGACGAAGGTTCTGATCATAGCGCCGCTGAGGGTTGCGAGGAATACATGGTCCGATGAGATCAAAAAGTGGGATCACCTGAATGGAATCCGGTATTCCATAGCGGTCGGAACGGCTGCGGAGAGGCTGGCGGCATTAAAGGCGGATGCGGATATCTACATTATCAACCGTGAGAATGTCCCCTGGCTGATCGAGGAAAGCGGCCTGCCGTTTGATTTTGATTGTGTGGTCGTGGACGAACTTTCTTCCTTTAAGAACTGGCAGGCGAAGAGGTTCAAGGCGCTTATGAAGGTAAGACCGAAGATCCGGCGCATTGTGGGGCTGACTGGAACACCTTCTTCAAATGGTTTGATGGATTTATTTGCAGAGTTCAAGGTGCTGGACATGGGAGAACGCCTTGGAAGATTTATCAGCCAGTACAGGATCAACTATTTCAAGCCCGACAGGGTGAACGGTCCGATCGTGTATTCCTATAAGCTCCTGCCAGGTGCTGAAGAGAGGATTTACGACAGAATCTCCGATATCACCATTTCCATGAAAGCAACGGACTATCTGGATATGCCGGAGCTTCTGAATACGGAGTACAGGGTCTATCTGGATGAAGATGAACGCGAAAAGTACGAGGAAATGAAGGATGAGCTGGTTTTACAGCTTCCGGGAGGCGAGATTACGGCTGCGAATGCTGCTTCCTTATCCGGGAAGTTATGCCAGTTGTCGAACGGGGCTATTTACGATGATGACGGTTCCGTGAACGCTTTCCATGAGAGAAAACTGGATGCTTTGGAGGATCTGATTGAATCTGCGAACGGGAAGCCGATTCTGGTGGCGTACTGGTTCAAACATGACCTTGCGAGGATCACCGAGAGGCTGAATAAGCTGAAGGTTGTTTACGAGAAGCTGGATTCCGACAAGAGCATTGAAAAGTGGAATGCAAAAGAGCTTCAGGTCGGTTTGATACATCCCGCTTCAGCCGGTCACGGGCTGAACCTGCAATCGGGCGGAAATGTCATTGTATGGTTCGGTATCACATGGAGCCTGGAGCTGTATCAGCAGACGATAGCCAGATTATGGCGTCAGGGTCAGACTTCCGGGACAGTTACCGTGATCCATATTATTACTGCCGGTACCGTGGACGAAAGGATTCTGAAGGTGCTTGAGATGAAAGACCATACGCAGTCGGCGCTGATCAATGCCGTGAAAGCGGAGGTAAGTGCCTATGGCGGGAAATAAGAATCTGGCTGAGGATCCGTATGAGAGACTGGCCAACGCGATTATTCTTCAGGCGGTCACGGATTACAGGGTGGCGCTGAAGAAGATAAAGGCGTATCCGAGAAATAAGGATGCCATAAATGAGGCTTTAGAGATCGAGAGGTTTTTCCGTTCCGGCTGGTACAGCCAGCTGACGAGCGTGGACGGGGAATACCTGATCCGGAGGCTTCAGGAAGAAGTGAGACAATCAGAGTCAATCCGAGGGAAGAAAAATAAATCCGATCGGAGGTAGCTTATGAACAGACATCAACAGGAAGCCAAGAAATATTTATCACAGGCTTTTGGATTGAACCAGAGGATAGAGAGCAAGCTGGGGCAGATCGAGGATCTGCATGACCTGGCGACGAAGGCGACCGTGACATATTCGGACATGCCGAGGAATCCGAACAAGGGTCATTCCCGTTTGGAGGACGCCGTGATTCAGATCATCGAACTGGAAACAGAGATCAACCAGGACATGATAAAGCTGGTGGAACTGAAGAAGGATATCATCCGCAGGATAAAGGCTGTGGAGAGTACGGAGCTTCAGACGATACTGGAGTTGAGGTATCTGTCCTATATGAGATGGGAAGAGATCGCTATCGAGCTTGGGTACGGTATCGATAATGTATTCCGCTTACACCGGAATGCCCTGGATGAAATCAAGATTCCGGAAACAATACAGTAAAATCAAGTTCGATACAGTAAGCCTATGTGATATTGTTAAGATGGCAAAAGTGAAAGATGAGGAAGCCGTTGTGGAGGAATCTGCAGCGGCTTTTTCCGTGGAAGAAAGAAGGTGGACAGATGCCGAGAAAACCGAAGAAGCCGTGTGCTTATCCGGGCTGTCCCAACCTTACGGAAGGGAGATATTGTCCGGAGCACCAGACGAAGGTGAACAGTGAGTATGAGAAGTATGGGAGAGATCCCCAGACAAAGAAGCGTTATGGAAGAGCGTGGAAAAGGATCCGCGATAAGTATGTGATGGAGCATCCGTTCTGTGAACTGTGCTTCCAGCGTGGGATTATCGTTCCTGTGGAAGAGGTTCATCATAAGAAGCCGTTGAGTGAAGGTGGCACGCACGATAGGAGCAATCTGATCGCGCTGTGTAAGTCGTGTCATTCGCGCATACATGCAGAGAGGGGAGACCGATGGGGAAAGCACCCGGAGGGGGAGTGAAAATCCCCATACGTATGATTCCCAGGGAACGGCGCGGGGGTCACACGCACAAAAAGAAGAAATCAAACGGGGTATTAACCCCAGCAGGGAATTGAGGTGATGGAGGATGGCCAAAGACGGGACTATGCGCGGCGGCGCAAGGGTCGGTTCCGGCAGGAAATCAAAAGCCCTGACGGAAAAGATCGACAGCGGGCTTGCGGCAACGGTCATCGACCTTCCGGAGCCTGCGGAGATAAGCGGCGAGGATGTTCCGCCTGTGAAGGATTTTCTGAAAGCTGCTCAGAAGAGCGGCATTGACCTTTGCGCGGAGGATGTGTTCAAGTCAACATTCCTCTGGCTGAAGGAAAGAGGCTGTGACCGGCTTGTGAATACGCTGCTGATTGAACAGTACGCGATGTCGGTATCCAGATGGGTACAGTGCGAGACCTGCATATCGGAATACGGATTTCTGGCGAAGCACCCGACCACAGGGGCGGCGATAACTTCTCCGTATGTAACGATGAGCCAGAATTATCTGAAGCAGGTGAACCAGTGCTGGTACCAGATCTATCAGATCGTAAAGGAAAACTGTTCTGCGGAGTACGGCGGGGCGAATCCGCACGACGACCTGATGGAACATCTGTTATCAGCAAGGAAGAAATAGGAGGGTTTCGATGAAATATGTGAAGAAAAAGCTGTCAGATTTGAAGCCTTATGAGAACAATCCGAGGATCAATGATGAGGCGGTGGACGATGTTGTGGAGAGTATCAGGCAGTGTTCCTACATCGCGCCGATTGTCATTGACGAGGATGGCGTGATCCTGGCAGGGCATACAAGGTATAAGGCTCTGAAAAAGCTGGGATATAAGGAATGCGAGGTTGTGATCGCGTCCGATCTGACAGAGGAACAGAAGAAAAAATACCGTCTGTACGATAACAAGACGGCGGAGATGGCTTCCTGGGATCAGAAGAAGCTTTCTGCGGAATTATGCGATGTGGATTTTCAGGGATATGACTTCGGACAGCCTGAGATTGCCCTTCCTGATGAAGAATCGGAAGAGGCGGGGCCTAAGACGATGACCTGTCCGTGCTGCGGGGAGGTGTTCGAGGTATGAAGCTGGAAAGACTGAAACTTGCGGACATTGAGCTGTATAAGAATAATCCGAGAAAAAACGATGATGCGGTGAATGCCGTTGCGGAAAGCATCCGCCAGTGTTCTTATATCACGCCGATCATCGTGGATGAGGACCATGTGATCATAGCAGGCCATACCAGATACAAGGCTCTTGTCGCTCTGGGGATGGATGATGTGGAATGCCTGATCTGTGACGGGCTGACCGAGGAACAGAAAAAGAAATACCGTTTCCTTGATAACAAGACCGGGGAAAAGGCTACATGGGATCTCATGAAGTTGGAAGTCGAACTGGAAGGACTTGATCTGGAAGGGTTCGACTTTTTTGGTATGGCGGCAGATCTTCCGGTGGACGGTGACGGCAACGGCGGTTCTGAAAAGGAACTGACCGGTACCACGGAAATAGATGCGGAGGTGTTTGGGGATGAAGAGTTCAAATACGAATGCCCGAACTGCGGTTTCCGGTTCAACTGAGTTTCCATGGAAGTGGAGCCTTGCCGAATTGGAGAAAAGACCGAAGCACGGGCATACCGTGTTTTCCTGCTTCTCCTGCGGCGGCGGTTCCTCAATGGGATATAAGCTGGCGGGATTTGATGTCGTGGGCAGCTGCGAGATCGACCCCGACATGATGAAGGTATATAAGCAGAACAATCATCCGAAGCACAGTTTCCTTATGGATATCAGGGATTTCCTGAAGCTGCCTGATGAGAAGATACCTGAAGAGTTGATCCATCTGGATGTGCTGGACGGTTCACCGCCATGCTCTGTATTTTCCACGGCGGGAGTCAGGGAAGAAGGCTGGAACACGGAAAAGGTATTCCGGGAAGGTCAGGCAAAGCAGAGGTTGGATGACCTGTTCCTTTATTTCATAGCGATAGCAAAGAGGTTACAGCCGAAGGTTGTGATCGCAGAGAACGTGAAGGGTATCATCATTGGAAACGCGAAGGGCTGGGTCAACCAAATCGTGAAGGGATTCGATGATGCCGGATATACGGTGCAGATATTTCTGTTTAATGCTGCAAGGATGGGCGTGCCTCAGAAAAGGGAGCGCGTCTTTTTTATCGCACATCGGAAAGACCTGAAGTATCCGAAGCTGGTAATGAACTTCCAGTCTAAGCCGATTCCGTTCAGGGATGTCAGGGAACCATATGGCAAGGCGATGGATCCGGACAGTATGCAGGCGAAGCTTCTGAAATACAGGATTCCTTCTGACCGTTGTATTGCGGATATCAATGAGAGGGTGCGGAAGGTTAAAAACAGCGGGTTTACAACGCCGATCATTTCTGATGATGAACCGGCATATACCATTGTGGCGGGCAGTTCCATGTACCGGATGTGCGATGGCCTGCTTATGACGGACAGGGATATTCTAAACTGCCAGACGTTTCCGCAGGATTACGATTTCATGGATCAGAGCGTCCAGTATATCTGCGGGATGAGTGTTCCGCCTGTGATGATGGCGAGGATTTCCGAGCAGGTGTATCGGCAGTGGCTTAAAGGCGGTGATGCGGATGAAGATGCGTAAGCTGAAGAAATACAAGCCTACGAAGTTCAAGGCAAAGGATTCCGTTTACGACAAGGATGCGGCGGATTTTGCCGTGAACTTCATCCAGTGCCTCTGCCACACGAAAGGAACATGGGCAGGGAAGCCGTTTGAACTGATCGACTGGCAGGAACAAATCATCCGGGATGTGTTCGGTACGATGAAACCGAACGGATATCGGCAGTTCAATACCGCATATATTGAGATCCCGAAAAAACAGGGCAAGAGTGAACTGGCTGCGGCGGTGGCTCTGCTCCTATGCTGCGGTGATGGTGAAGAGAGAGCTGAGGTTTATGGATGCGCGGCTGACCGGCAGCAGGCGTCTATCGTCTTTGAGGTGGCGGCGGATATGGTCAGGATGTGTCCGGCGCTGAATAAGAGGGTGAAGATACTGGCTTCACAGAAGCGCATCATCTTCCAGCCGACCAACAGCTTTTATCAGGTGCTGTCCGCGGAAGCATACAGTAAGCACGGCTTCAATATACACGGGGTTGTGTTTGACGAGCTGCATACTCAGCCGAACAGGAAGCTTTTTGATGTAATGACGAAGGGTTCCGGTGACGCCAGGATGCAGCCTTTGTATTTCCTGATCACGACGGCGGGAACGGATACGAACAGCATCTGCTATGAAACGCATCAGAAGGCAAAGGATATTCTGGAAGGACGGAAGATCGATCCGACTTTCTATCCGGTGATCTATGGCGCGGATGAATCCGACGACTGGACGGATCCGAAGGTCTGGAAGAAGGCAAATCCTTCACTGGATATCACAGTGGGGATAGACAAAGTGAAAGCGGCCTGTGAATCCGCAAAACAGAATCCGGGGGAAGAAAACTCTTTCCGTCAGTTGAGGCTGAACCAGTGGGTGAAGCAGGCGGTCAGGTGGATGCCTATGGAAAAATGGGACGCCTGCAATTTTGCCGTGGATGAGGATGAACTGGAAGGTCGTGTCTGTTACGGCGGTCTGGACTTGTCGAGTACGACTGACCTGACGGCGTTTGCCCTGGTATTTCCGCCGGTGGATGAAGAGGACAAGTACATCGTGCTTCCTTATTTCTGGGTTCCGGAGGAAACGCTGGACTTAAGGGTGAAGCGGGATCATGTTCCTTATGATGTCTGGGAACGGAAGGGCTTTCTGGAAACGACGGAGGGAAACGTGGTCCATTACGGATATATCGAAAAATTCATAGAGCGGCTTGGCGAGAGGTTCTATATCCGGGAGATCGCTTATGACAGATGGGGCGCTACTCAGCTGTCGCAGGATCTGGAAGGTATGGGATTTACGGTTGTGCCGTTCGGACAGGGCTTTGCTTCCATGTCGCCTCCGACCAAAGAGCTGATGAGACTGGTGCTGGAACAGAAGATCGCCCACGGCGGTCATCCGGTTCTGAGGTGGAACATGGATAACATTTATATCCGCACGGATCCTGCGGGCAATATAAAAGCTGACAAGGCGAAGTCCACGGAGAAGATTGACGGGGCGATTGCGATGATCATGGCGCTTGACCGTGCAATCAGGTGCGGTAATGAAACGGCGGAATCTGTTTATGATACCAGAGGGCTTTTGGTTTTCTGAGGATAAAAAGATGTTGATATTATCGGTGATCGGCTTCCTTGTAATCAGGGAAGCGTTGAATCAGGCATACGAAGGAGGGAATGGAGATGGGAATACTTAGCGGTTTGTTTCGGAGCAGGGATAAGCCCACGGACAGGACGGCGGGAAGTTCGTATTCGTTCTTCTTAGGCGGGACGGCTTCAGGCAAGTATGTCACCGAGAGGTCTGCGATGCAGATGACAGCGGTGTACTGCTGCGTGAGGATCCTGTCGGAAGCGGTGGCGAGCCTACCATTACAATTCTATAGATATACCGACGATGGCGGTAAGGAAAAAGCGGTGGATCATCCGCTTTATTTTTTGCTCCACGATGAGCCGAATCCGGAGATGACTTCCTTCATATTCCGGGAGACATTGATGACACACCTGCTTTTGTGGGGAAATGCGTATTCGCAGATCATCCGCAATGGCAAGGGTGAAGTTGTGGCTCTGTATCCGCTGATGCCGGATCGGATGAAGGTGGACCGTGATGAGCATGGGAGGCTCTATTACGAATACACCGTTTACGATTCGGATGATGTGGACGGCAGGAATGGTACGGATAAGGTTGGAAGGACGGTAAGGCTTCAGCCTCATGATGTATTGCATATTCCGGGGCTTGGGTTCGATGGGCTGGTTGGTTACAGTCCGATTGCGATGGCGAAGAATGCTATCGGTCTGGCGATTGCCACGGAAGAATACGGCAGCAAGTTCTTTGCGAATGGCGCGGCTCCGAGTGGTGTTCTCGAACATCCGGGAACCATAAAGGATCCGAGCAAGGTCAGGGAAAGCTGGCAGGCGACTTTCGGAGGTTCCGGCAATTCCAATAAGATCGCGGTTCTGGAAGAAGGCATGAAATACACGCCGATCAGTATCAGTCCGGAACAGGCTCAGTTCCTGGAGACAAGGAAGTTCCAGATTGATGAGATCGCAAGGATCTTCCGTGTGCCGCCACATATGATCGGGGATCTGGAAAAGAGTAGCTTCAACAATATTGAGCAGCAGTCGTTGGAATTTGTGAAGTACACGCTGGATCCGTGGGTGAGCCGTTGGGAACAGGCGATGGTAAGGGCGCTTCTGACACCGGATGAAAAGAAGAAGTATTTCTTCAAGTTCAATGTGGATGGATTGCTCAGGGGTGATTACCAGAGCAGGATGAACGGTTACGCCACGGCAAGGCAGAATGGCTGGATGTCCGCAAATGATATCCGAGAGCTTGAAAACCTTGACCGCATTCCTGAAGAGGACGGCGGTGATCTGTATTTGGTGAACGGCAACATGGTTCCTTTGATATCGGCGGGGGCTGCATACAACTTGGAAGCAGATAACGGGAAGGAGGAAAATTCCGATGAAGAAGTTTTGGAACTGGAAAAGCAGGAAGATCAGAGACCAGGCTTCAGGCGAAGAAGTAACTGAGCGGGTGCTTTTCCTGAATGGAACAATAGCGGAAGAGAGCTGGTTTGACGATGATGTCACGCCGGCTCTTTTTAAGAGGGAACTGGATTCGGGAAGCGGCAACATCACGGTCTGGATCAACAGTCCGGGCGGTGACTGTGTGGCGGCGGCTCAGATCTACAACATGCTTATGGACTACAAGGGCGATGTCACGGTGAAGATCGATGGCATTGCGGCATCGGCGGCAAGCGTGATCGCGATGGCGGGGACGAAGGTTCTTATGAGTCCCGTGTCCATGATGATGATCCATAATCCGGCGACTATCGCATTTGGTGATACGGCGGAGATGCAGAAGGCGATCAACATGCTGGCTGAGGTGAAGGAATCCATCATGAACGCTTATGAGATCAAGACCGGCATGAGCCGGACAAAGATTTCGCACTTGATGGATGCGGAGACCTGGATGGACGCGCACAAGGCGGTGGAGCTTGGTTTCGCGGACGACATTCTGCAGAGGCAGGATGCGGCTGAGAATCTGGAAGTGCCGGATGTGTCGATGCTCTATTCCAGGGCGGCGGTGACAAATTCGCTGATGGATAAGATTTCGGCGAAGTGTCATATCAAGGCGCCGGATGCCGGTTGCACCGGTGCAACGGAAACTGAACAGGTAACTGATAACGGGCGTTCCTGCGATGAGATCAGGGAACGCTTGAATTTTATCAAGAGATTCATTTAAGGGAGGATAAAACCTATGACTATCAAAGAAATGATCGAGAAGAGAGCGAAGGTGTGGGAGACCGCGAAGAACTTTGTGGATACCCACGAGAATGAGAACGGCGTTCTGTCTGCGGAGGATAACGCGACTTACAGCCGTATGGAGCAGGAGATCGAGGATCTGACTGCGGCTATCGACCGTCAGCAGAGAGCCGAGGCAAGGGAGGCTGAGTTCAACAAGCCTGTAAACATGCCCCTTACCGGAAGACCTGTGAAGCAGGATATGGACGAAAAGACCGGCCGTGCTTCCAATGCCTACAAGGAAGATTTCGGCGCACATCTCCGCGGCAAGAGGCTTGTGCATAATGTTCTTTCCGAGGGCGTGCAGGCGGACGGCGGCTATCTTGTACCGGAAGAGTTCGAGAGGCAGATCGTGATGGGTCTGGACGAGGCGAATGTGGTGAGAGGTCTTGCGAAGGTCATTACTACAAGCGCTGAAAGAAAGATCCCGGTTGCGGCTACCCATTCCGAGGCGAAGTGGACTGCTGAGAACGGCGCTTATACCGAGAGCGATCCTTCTTTCGACCAGAAGACCATTGATGCGTTTAAGCTTACGGATCTTGTGAAGGTTTCCATCGAGCTTCTTCAGGATTCCATGTTCGATCTGGAAAGCTATATCGCCAATGAGTTTGCGAGGGCGTTCGGTATTGCTGAGGAAGAGGCGTTCTGTGTTGGTACCGGAACCGGTCAGCCTACGGGTATCTTTACCGCGAACGGCGGACAGGTGGGCGTGACTGCCGCATCTTCTACCGCTGTGACTGCGGATGAGCTTATCAGCCTTGTGTATGCGCTGAAGAGCCCTTACCGCAGAAACGCGAAGTTCCTTGCGAATGACGCGACTATTTCCGCGATCAGGAAGTTGAAGGACGGTAACGGCGTGTATCTCTGGCAGCCTTCCCTTCAGGCAGGTGAGCCGGACAAGCTCCTGGGCTATGACCTTTACACCAGTCCTTATGTTCCGCAGATGGAAGCCGGTGCTTTCTCTGTTGCGTTCGGTGATTTCAAGAATTACTGGATCGCTGACCGTTCCGGCAGGACCGTACAGAGACTCAATGAGCTTTACAGCACTAACGGACAGGTTGGCTTTGTCGCAACCGAGCGTGTTGACGGCAAGGTGATCCTTCCTGAAGGAATCAAGCTCCTGAAGATGAAGGCGTAAGGTTAGCAGATTACAGGGCTGCCGTGTAAAAAGCAGCAGCCCGGATTTGGAGGTTTGAGATGAGCGAATATAACGCAAAGAATTATACGGAGCAGGGCGGCGAGGTCACCCATATCGGAGGAAAGATCGTATATGACAACGGCCTGCTTCCGAATATGAGCACGGCTGATGTGACCAGTGATTCAGCTGCGAAAGTCCGCGCAACTTTGAACACGTTGATTACGAATCTGAAGAATGCAGGGCTTATGGTGGGCGATGCTTTCACCATGCAGTATGCGGCGGTAACGGACAGCGTTTCCGGTCATGCAGATCGCCAGTATAACACCGGCAAGATTTCCAATGTTGCGGTGGATAACGATACCCATGAGATCACGATCACATTAGCCGATAAGGTGAAGAACCTTAAGGATTTTGATGGTGGCAATGGCTGGGGCGTTCACAAGTGGCTGGGTATCGGTCTTGGTGTCGGCATTTCTCCGATTACAGGATTGTACTACAACGGTTCTGTCCTGGGTGATGAGGATGTCGCTGAGGCAACGGCCTGTGATCTTTCAGCGGGATATTTTGTCCGCTGGGTTGCGGCTGACCTTGTGCTTGCGGGTGATAACACGGAGAGATCCGTTGATAACTTCACTCTGTGGGCTAACGGATATGCTGAAACGGCTTACAAGATCAAGATTGTGGAGCCTGCGTAAGAAATATGGGGCGGCGGTGTGATCTGCCGCCTTTTTGTGAGGTGATGACAGATGATCGTGACTGTGGATGAGATGAAAAATTATCTGAGGATTGATTTCGAGGATGATGATTCTTTGCTGGAAAACTTCATAACGGCAGGCGTAAAGCAGTGCATGGATATCCTGCGGACAGACGATGAGAACGATCTGGAGGATTGTCCGAACGGAAAGATTGCCGTGATGTTTACGGTGGCTTATCTGTACGAACACCGGGAAGAGGCTGACCACCATGCAATGGATCTGACTCTGAGGGCTTTGCTATTCGGGAGCCGGAAGGAGGGATTCTGATGGATGTGGCAGCACTCAGATCAAAGGTGACATTCCAGAAGAATGAGACCGTGACAGATAAGTACGGGAATCATAAGAATGCCTGGACGGATTACTATACATGTTTTGCGACGATCGGCGGCGAAGGCATGGCAAGTTCCAAGGAAGAGCAGGTTGCCGGTACTACGGTTGAGGAAGCTTCCATGACCGTTACGGTCCGGTATTGTGCGAAGACGGCGGCAATCACTTCCACGGGATTCAGGGTAGTGTTCATGGGTGAGCTTTATAACATCGAGAACATTGACCACATGAATTTCAGGAAACGGTCGCTGAAGTTTACCTGCAGGAAGGAGCGGCGATGAGTCAGATGATAAAGATCGATCAGTTGGCGGATACCGTGATGAAGGGCATGGAGGAATACGCGAAGCTTGCGGTGGATGACCTGAAGGCGGATGTCCAGAAGGCTGGTAAGACCGTGAAGCAGCAGATCGAAAGCACGGCTCCGAAAAAGACCGGGAAGTATTCCAAAAGCTGGGCGATCAAAAAGACCAGGGAAACATCCGATTCCATCCAGATCGTGGTGCACTCCAAGAGGTATCAGCTGACGCATCTTTTGGAGCTCGGCCATGCGAAGAGGGGCGGCGGAAGAACGAGGGCTTTCCCTCATATCGCTCCTGCGGAGCAGGCGGGTATCGAGCAGCTGACAAGGGATATCGAGAGGGATTTACAGAAGGGCGGTTAGTGATATGGAGATCATTCTTTTGTTGTTCGTTATTGCTGTCGGGATTTCCGTGTTTGGGGTGCTGATTTATTACGGCACACGGCGGGGCGAGAAATGCCGCGGATATCCCTATAACTGTCCGGTCTGTCGTCATGCTGCCGAATGCATCATAGAGATCGGGAGGAATAAGGATGACGCATGAAGAAGTGATGCAGATGATTGAGGAAATGAAGATCCCTTTTGCGTATGACCATTTTGCGGAGGGTGAATCGCCTGATCCGCCGTTCATCTGCTTTTTGTTTCCGGGTTCGGAGAACTTTGCCGCTGATGATGTGGTCTATGTGGAGTTTTCCAACCTGAGCATTGAACTTTATACCGACGAGAAGGATCCGGAACTGGAAGACAGCGTGGAAGCGGTGCTGAACGCGCATGAGATTTTCTGGAACAAATCGGAGGTATGGATCGAATCAGAAAAACTATACGAAGTGCTGTACCAGATGACGGTATAGCGGAAAGAGAGGTTAATTATGCCGAGTACAAACAACAAGGTGAAGTTCGGC